CTCGTCAAGAAATTGCAGAAAGAAAAGCTGAAGCAGCAAAGAAAGAAGCAGCTGGTAAAGCAAAAGAGATAGCCAATGAGATGGGTAAGGCTACTAATATGGAAGCACAGAAGCAAATGCAGACTGTGGTTATCCAAGCAATGTCGTTCAAACCAGGATTTGATGTATACAGTCAACAGTTAATTGTTCAATCACCTTTCTATAAACCAGTTAGCATTTATGGTAATCAGAAAACAGTTGACAATAGAAACTTAGGACGAGGATTATTTGGTCCGACTGATTCGTTACATAATGAAATGGTAGATTCACAATATAACAGGGAGAAGTAAAATGGCAGAAGAAATCAAAGACGTCAATGCAGCTATTGACGACGCAGAAGCAGCAGTAAAGAAGTACGCAAGTAAAGACACAGTTATCAGCATCGGTGGGTATGAATTCACACCAGCTAAGTTGATGGTTGCGTTCACATTAGTATCATCTATTCTTGGTGGATTGTATGGTGCGTTTGAAGTCTATAAAGACTATCAAGATATGAAGACAAAGATCACTAAGTATGTTGCTCCAGACTTATCTGAGTTGTATAAGAAAATGGAATTGACTCAACAAAATGCTGAGAAATCTGTTCAATATACACAAGACATTAAGAACGATTTGAAAAGCGACATCCGCAGACTTGAAGGTGTAGTTGAAAGCGTAGAGCGTTCCACTAAAACTTCTCAGCGTGAAACTGATCAAGACATTCGTGCTCTTCGTAAAGAAATCGACACCAAGATCCAGAAAGCATTAGACAACCCATTGGCAAAATAATGGCTGCTCCTAACTACAAGGAAATCCCGCCATTGTGTATGGCGGGATGCGGTCGTTTTAGACAGGTTTACTCAATTAATGGGGGAAAGGCAACTTTCCTTAAGACTTGTGCAAGACATACTTACAAAGACATTAAATAACCCATACGACCTATGGGTTTATTTATTTTTGGAGCTATACTTTTCTCCGTATAAATACATTGGCAGTATTTCTAAAGGAGAATTGAGATGAAAAAACTATTTGCGATGCTATGTTTAATGGCGTCCTTTTCGGCAAGCGCATGGGATCAGCGCCAACCACAACCATTGGATTCATGCAAAATCCATTCGTTATACGGTTTCCCACAAACAGCACAACAACTACAACCAATTTGTCGTGAGGCATATCTTGTTGGTTACGATGCTGCAGCAAAATTACCAAATTTCGTAAGTTACACATTACTACCGCAAAATGCGTTGGGTTGTTTCCCACGTACTAATGCATTCGTAGCTGACCAAAGCATTCAGGGTGGAGCAGTTCCTGGAGATTATGCTGGTACTGGTTACGATAAAGGACATATGGCGCCAGACGGGGATTTGTCATGGAGCCAGCAGGTGGAGTACGAAAGTTTTTTAATGACAAACATGTCCCCACAGGCTGGCAGCTTAAATCGTGGAATCTGGAAATTACTGGAGACTTCGGTGCGTGGTTGGGTAGTACAGCGCAATCAGGCATACACGGTATACGTGGGAGGATTATATTCGCCTACTGATAAGAAGATCGGTAATGGCGTAGTTGTTCCTCATGCATTCTACAAGATTGTTATCAATCAGGCAACTGGTGAAGTCGCTGGTTGGTCATTCCCTCATGTTGCACCATATCCTAATCTAGGTAACGATCTTACTAAGTTCCGTGTGCCTATCGCAACTATTGAATCAGCAGCTGGTGTTAAGTTTGGTTTCCCAACTGGCGCCAAAGAACTACAGCCAGGACAAGAATGGCCAGTTGATTATGGTGCTCTAACTAAAGCGAAACGTGCCAAGTGTGGCGCAAACGCAACTGAGTAATCATGAGAAAGCTACTTCTAGTTTTTCTACTTGCTTTATCTGGATGCTCCATCATCATGCCTATTCCGCATGACGGAGCAATGTTCAATAACCTAGTTGTTGTGAAGATGAGTGTTGATGGATTAGATTGTAATAACAAAGACACATCATGGGATGTTGCAATACACAATATTCAGCATCTGAAAATTTATGCGATTTATCGCAATGACCCACAGGCAAAATCTATTACTGAGTTAGAAGATGCAGTGGTCAAGGCAAAAACTACACAGAATGTTAAATTCTGCGAAAGTATTTTGAAGATAAATAAAACTCGCATCGATGTAGTTGCTGATGCATGGAGAGGAAGATAATATGTTAGAACAATTAAGAGAAGTAGCAGGGTTAGGTGGTCCAGCTGCAGCATTGGCCAACGATATTTTAGTTATCGCTGAACAATACTCAAATGGTGAACTGTCTCAAGAAGAATTTCAGTTTATGATGGAGCAAATCGCTCAGGTTCGTGCAAGTGCAGAGTTAGCAACTGACGAACAGGCATGTCGTTTCATCGTTCAGGCTGCAACTGCCCTATCAAAAGTAGTACTATGAAAAAGTTTTTTACAAGATTATCGCAAATTTTAGCATGGGTGCTGGCCATTGTGCTTCTCCCAGCTCTACTTGCGATCTCTGTTGTTTGCGCATTCTTGATGTTTGCAATAATTCAGATTCTTGTAATTTTACATCCAAAGTTGCGAACAAGATTGCAACGAATGTTTGATAACCTTTTCGTGCAGGTTGGGTTCCCAGTACTCTGATACAGTAAGACTTGGAAAAGACCCTACTTGCAGTAGGGTTTTTCACATTATAACTTGACATTTATTTGACTTAGGGGTATACTTACGGTGTAGGGTTTGAAAAGGATACCTAAATGACCGAAGAACGACAACTGGTGATGGCTGCAGTGCTTGAAGGTAAGTTATCTGCTGAGCATGTTACCATGGAAGAACTCTCTGAACTGGAAGAATTGGTTTGGGGATTGATTGCTGAACAACAACTAGAACGCACTGATGTGCAATATTTTGAACAAGAAAGACCAACTATTCAATGAAAACCGATAAGAACTTTAAACTAAGCAAGAGTGCAAAACGAATGATCGCACTATCTGGTGGGACTGCTGAAAGTCGCAACCAGCTAAAGCGTATGTTCATCGATGCAGAAGCATCTGAGGCAATCGCAAAACTTGCAAAGTTGAGAGAAAAAGCTAAAGATTGACATACAAAGAAAAATGAAGTATACTATACCTAAACCTAGAAATCCAGTTGCAAAGGATTTGAGAACTCCCAAATACAAGATGCGTGTTGTGGAGTCTAAGGTTAAGTACATTCGTAATCCTAAACATAAGAGAGGTATAGATGACAACATTTGACCGTGAATATGAGTTGTTTCGCAACGGACTTTCAACAAAGATTCGTGTTAAAGACCACCCATATGACTTAGTTGAATTCACCATGTTCAAGAAACTAACTGATGAAGACGGAAAGGTTGTTGTTGACAGCGCATATACAACATTCTTCTCTTCACGTGAATTTACAGAATTTTTTACACCATTACTTAATGATTTGAAAGTGAAAATTGAAAATGACAACTCAACCAGCCAATAACCATGACGAAATCCTCAACCTACTGCGCACTAACCAAGCTACCGTCACTTTTACAAAAGCAGATGGTAGTGAAAGAAAAATGGTCTGCACCCTCGTTGAATCAAAAATTCCAGCAGACAAGCGACCAAAATCCAAAGAGAGCGAGGAAGGTAGCAGCACTGTTGGATCCGCAGTTCGTGTCTTCGACCTAGAGAAAGGCGAGTGGCGTTCTTTCCGTTTTGATTCTGTAATTTCTTTTGGAGTATAATATGTTACAAGTGATTTTGGTTCTTCTCTTTGCCTTGGCTGTTATTGTTTTCGGTCCATTGGCATCTCTCTGGGCATTGAACACTTTGTTCCCAGTTCTTGCAATCCCATACACCTTTGATACATGGGCTGCATCTCTCATCCTCGGTGGAGTCCTTTCTGGCGGCATCATCCAGTCGCGTAAATAATGCTTGACTTTTATTCATAAATGCGGTATAATTATATTATGGAGGATAAAAACCTATGGCTGTGAATACTGCAAAAAGACTTGAAAAAGTCGAAATGATTAAAAACAAGATGCGTGGTGGTGGCGAACCAGTCGTTACGTCTGAGAACTATGTCTCGCAACTTACCAGTGCCTTGGCATGGTATAATGTGAACGAAGATGACAAGACTAAACGTAAGTGGTTGGCCACATATTTCACCACAAACAATCAGAAACAAAACATCCCACTATTCAACGATATGCCCGACTACGAAGTTCGTCAGTTGGCTACATTGGCACGTCTTAAATCACGTGAACAATACATCAGCGATGAGCACTTGGTATGGATGTCACGTAAGGTTACTGAACTGATTGCGAAATATGATGCAAAGAAAGCCAAGGCGCAAGCCAAGGAAGTTGATGCACCAGCAGTTAATGTAATCTCAATTCAAGATCGTATCGAAGAATCTGCCCACAAACATGCTGCAGAATTTGATGCTGGTGTTGATGAGTTTGTTTTGACTAAGGGTAAGACAGAATTTTCAGCGAAGACCTATCTTGCTGCGAATGCAGTTTCAGCACCAGTTGCTAAACGCATCGGAGAATTCTTCATGCCATTGGCATCAGAACTCCGTGAAGCAATTGCTGGTGCCGATGAACAACTTGTTGAAGGTTATTCAAACTTCACTAAACGAGAGTTGAAGAAGTTCGCTGATTTTGTAGATACGATGATCACTGACTGTTCGCAACAAGTACAATCTGCCAAGGCAAATCGTGCACCTCGTAAGCGTAAAGAAGTTCCTGTTGGTAAACAGGTTGCCAAGATGAAGTTCCTTAACGAGGTTCCAGAGTTGGGTCTCAAGTGTGCCGCAATGACAAGTATCATTGGCTCATCTGAGGTTTGGTTCTATAATGCAAAGTATCGCCGATTCGGTGTATACAAAGGTATCGATGGTTCAACAGTTTCTGTCAAGGGAACAACTATCATCGGGTTTGATGTTAAAGAATCGAAGCAGTGGACTCTGCGTAAACCAGAAGAATTCTTCAAGGGATTGAGTATGGGTAAACGTGCATTGGCAAACGCTGTGAAAACTTTGAAGACAAAACCAACAGTACCGAATGGTCGCTTCAATGAAGAAACACTGCTATTGGGAGCATTCTAATGAAATATATTATGTTAGTTATGGCAGTTGCTCTTGCTGGTTGTACACCATCAGCTAAGGAAACTGTCTGGGAAGTATTGCCCGATGGATTAAAAGATTGTAAATTTTACGAGATTAGTAATTCAAATGGAGCGACAATGAAGGTTGTTCGTTGCCCAATGTCTACAACATCGATACAATATCAATCTGGTAAAGCTACGATAAACACAGTTGTTGTCGATGGTGTGGAGTATACAAAGAAATGATTTTAATTGATTATAGTCAGGTAGCACTCAGTGGTATTCTGACATTCCAACGTGAGTTAAAAGGTAATGAGGAAGAAGTTAAAAACCTTATTCGACATGTCACACTCTCAACCATTAAATCTTTCAAGAAGAAATATGGTCATGAGTATGGTGAAGTTGTCATCTGTTGCGATGGTCGCAAGTACTGGCGTCGTGATGTGTTTGAACACTACAAAGCAGGGCGAAAGAAAGCACGTGACGCATCCGATCTAGATTGGACATTGATTTTTGACACACTGTCAGAAATGCGTGAAGACCTTGCCAAGTATTTCCCTTATCGTGTGTTGCATATCGATCGCTGTGAAGCAGACGATATCATTGCAGTAATGACCAAGTGGGCGCAAGAGAATCAACTTGTAACTGAAGGTTTGGTTGAAGAGTCTCAGAAGATTTTGATTCTCTCATCTGATAAAGACTTCAAACAGTTGCAGTTGTATCCTAATGTGAAACAGTGGTCACCGATGCAGAAGAAATATGTAACTGCAACGAAACAAGAGATTCGTGATTATACCATTGAACACATTGTTAAGGGTGACGCTGGCGATGGCGTTCCAAACATCCTAAGTAAAGATGATGTGTTTGTTTCTGGTGAACGACAAAAGCCAATGAGTGCTAAACGATTGGCTGAGTTTATTGAGAAAGGTATAGACGCATGCCGCAGTGATGAAGAGAAGCGTAATTGGGCACGTAATGAAACATTGGTTTCGTTCACTAAAATCCCAGATGATGTTACGCAATCTGTTATCTCTGCATATATGAACAACAAACCAACTGGCGATAAGATGGCAATTATGAATTATCTTATTGAGAAGCGTTGCCGATTATTGCTTGATGAACTAGAGGAGTTTTGATGAGAAAATATGTTACCCAAATGCTTGAGGAAATCAATGCAGATCCGAAGAGTATTGAGAAGTACAAGAATGACGCAGCACTGAAGATTATCTTCGAATATGCGTTTGACCCTTCCAAGAAATTCATTTTACCAGATGGTGATCCACCATTCAAACCATCTGCCGAACCATTGGGTATGAGTCCGACTAATTTGTTCAACGAGTTACGTCGTCTGTATATTTTCTGTCGTGAAGATCTTACATCAATCAAGCGTGAGTCATTGTTCATCTCTCTACTTGAAGGTGTGCATCCAGACGAAGCTAAGATGTTACTTGCCGTGAAAGATCAGAAGCTAACAAAGATGTATCCAAAAATTACATCGAAGTTGGTTATCGAAAATGGTTTTACTATCAACATTCCCTTCAAGGAAAAGACAGTAAAAAAAGTGAAAGCTGGTGCGACGCAGCAATGAAGCTGGCACCAGCCATCCCATGGTGGAAACGTGTTATTAAATTTATAATGGAGAAGTGATATGCCTAATTGGTGCGACAATGCATTGACACTGACTAACAGTGATAAGAGCAAAATTGATGCTGTTTCGCTGGCTCTTGTTGGATCGACAAAGGGTTTGTTTGAAACACTTCGCCCCAATCCCAAAGGCGAATGGGAATACGACTGGTCAATTAGTAACTGGGGCACCAAGTGGGATGCAGACATTATTGATTGGGAACGACATGATGATAACACCATCTGGGTCTCGATGAATACAGCATGGTCACCACCAACTGCACTCTATCAATATCTTGTTGATAACGGATGGGGTGTTGAGGCAGTTTACTATGAACCAGGAATGGCTTATGGTGGCATTTTCACTACAGAAGATGGCGATGACTACTACGAACTTGACTGGACTTCACGTGAAGATATTGAGAATCTTCCTGAAGAGTTGATTCAGTTCGGAGATCTTCTTACTCAGTTCGATGAGTATGAGGTTGAAAGACTCAGAGAAGATTGGGAAGATGCCGATCGCACTGAATGGTTTTCAATGGATGTAGTTCCACAGTACGAAGGTTACTACGAAATTGAAATTAAGAATTATGATGACACTTCCCGTGTTGAATTTGCAAAATTTGTAAACTCAGAGTGGGACTGGTGGAACACTGACAGGTTGTTATGTTGGCGTGGTTTAGCGAAGGATCCAAATGAAAAAGAAGTGGGTTGATGCGTTTATGGATACTGCTGAGAGATTTGCTCAGCTCTCTAGTGCAAAAAGATTACAGGTTGGTTCTGTTGTCGTTAAAGATAATCGTATTATCTCTATCGGTTACAATGGTATGCCTGCTGGTTGGACTAATGTATGTGAGGACGTCGTACAACTTTCCGACGACACAACAAAATTGGTCACAAAAGATGAGGTGATTCATGCGGAAGCAAATGCGATTGCGAAACTTGCTCGTGATGGTGAGTCTGGCAGTGGTGCTAGTATATTTGCCACTCATGCTCCTTGTATTCAATGTGCGAAATTGATTCATGGTGCTGGTATAAGTAAATTATACTATCGAGATGCTTACAGAGATACTGTTGGTTTAGAATTTTTAGAAAAATGTGGTATTGAAATTGAAAGGGTGACATGTCCGTAACATTACAAAATCTTGAGAGTGCATTGGCTGGCGAATCAATGGCTCATATCAAGTATCGTTATTTCGCTAAGA